ACTGATGCCAAAGCCAACCTTGCAATCTATTCATGTTGAATTAGAAAAACATATGGCTGTGTCTGACGAGCGTTGGACAGAAACTATACTGCGGATCAAGCGCATCGAACATATTATGATTGGCTCTGCTGGCACGATGATTGTCTTGTTGCTGGGTGTAATCTTGAGAGGCTGACATGGAGCCTATCACAACAGCCGTTGCAGCGGTGGCAGCAGCCAGTAATGCAATAGCTTTTATCAAGGCAAGGATTAACGATGTTCAATCTGTTGCTGATATTTCACAACAAGTCAGTACGCTCTTTGACTGTCAAAAGAAGATTAATGAAGAGCGTAACAAGCAAGCTAGTGTTGGTGACATTAGCTTTAAAAGCAGTATGGATGCGGTTCTTGAGGCTAAAAAACTACAAGAACAAATGAATGACATAAGAACCATGATTAACATGCGGTTCGGCCCGGATACATGGCAAGAGATCGTTGACCTTCATAATAAGAAACTCAAAGAACAAAAAGAGGCAGAGAAAGCAGCGCGTAAAGAGGCTGCACGAAGGGCCAAGGAAATTGAAGAAACGATTAAAGCAACGCTATTCATCACCGCTATTATCGCAGTTACGATAGCTTTGTTTGCTTTCTTGTTTGTTACTGTAGCACAAAGTAGTGCAGAGGAGATTGTGTTGTGACAGATTGGTGGAAGCGATACATACAGTTTAACCTTACAGCCAAGCTAACAATGCTTGCATCTGTTGCTATGTCATGGCGTTGTGCAGAATGGTTTATGAATCTTGAAGATCCAACAACCCAGCAATCAGCATTTGTATCTGTAATTATGGGTGTTATGACAGGTGTGTATGGCATTTATCTTGGCAAGGAAGCAAGAACAACCAAGGAATAATATGCCAAAGTTAAATGAAAACACTGAACTAGCAATGCCAATACGCAATTTAATCGCGTTAGTTGGTGCAGCAACGGTAGGAACGTGGGCTTACTTTGGTGTTATAGAACGGCTTAACACGATTGAAAATAAACTTATCTTAATGGAAACTGATCTGGCTATGAATACAGAGTTTCGTATTAAGTGGCCTAGAGGAGAGATGGGTAGTCTACCAGCTGATTCAGAACAGTTTATGATGATTGAGCATTTGGCGAGTGAGTTGGAAAAACTGGCAGCAAATATAGAATCAGGTAATGCACCACATGACCAGCAACAGAAGCTGGTCTTAGAGTTTTATGACAGGCGGCTTACAAAGATTGAGGATAACATTGAGAAGTTAACGAACCATGATTGAGATGACTTTTGTTTTATTGCTTATGATAGGTGAGGAACGTGTTGAGTACACGCCTTATAAAAACCTATCTGAGTGTTTGACAATACGCCGTAAGATAAAACGTAATGTTGGACACACTGCTGACTTTGATAAGAAGTGGTCATGTAAACAGCTTAGAGTTAAGCTTGAGGCTGGCGAGATTATGGAGATATTGGAGGAAGAATGATACAGGCTTTAATCGGCCCTATAGCCTCGCTGGCTGGGTCTTGGATGGAAAGTAAGGTAGAGGCTACCAAAGCCAAGGGTAAGGTTGCTCAGGCGAAGGCTGAGGCGGAAGCAGAGTTGATGAAGCATGAAGCTGGTTGGGAGAAGGTTATGGCCCAAGCCAGTGATAACAGCTGGAAGGATGAAGCGTGGACAATTTTGTTTATAATTATTATAGGCATGTGTTTTGTGCCGCCGCTTCAGCCTTATGTTAGGGAAGGCTTTGCGGCTCTGGATGATACGCCAGAGTGGTTTCAGTATGCCGTTTACGCTAGCATAGCTGCGTCTTTTGGTTTACGCAGTCTGAAAGGTATTAAGAAATGAAGCTGTCACAGAACTTTTCATTAGCTGAGATGGTCAAAAGCCAGACAGCTGAACGTAAAGCTATACCTAATGAGCCTACTGATGAGCATATTAAATGCATGAAGATGTTGGCTAAGAATATATTGCAGCCGATACGCAATGAGTTTGGTTCGTTTATTGTATCGTCAGGCTATCGCAGCCCGGAGTTGTGCATTGCTATTGGATCGAATATCCACAGCCAGCATGCGAAGGGTGAGGCCGCCGACTTCGAGGTTGCTGGTGTGGATAACTATGATCTTGCATTGTGGATACAAGAGAATCTAGATTTCGATCAGTTGATATTGGAGTGTTATACAGGTGGCAACAGTGGTTGGGTACACTGTAGCCACACTTGGGAAGATAATCGTGGTCAGACCTTGACGTATGACAGGACTAACGGCTATAGAGACGGCCTCTTACGCGATTAACCTCAGCCATTGATACTGGTTTGTAAAATATTTTTTTGCCTTTACCAATGTTGAAGTAGTTATTCTTTTGAATCTTTCGTCCAAGTCTATCTAGTTTATCTTCTACTTCTGGTATGCGTAGATCTTCAATAAGCTGCTGCCATGTTGGTATGCTCATATTGTTCTCCTAAAACGGTATATCATCAACGATTGGTGTAGGGTTTGTATCTACTGTTTCACGTGAAACATTTGGTGGTGGTGTGCCACCTTGTTTCTCTGCCCTCTTGAGGGATAGATACTTCTTACCATTCTTGTCTGTTGAACGCCATCCTGCAATGCGGTGGTTGTCATCTATTGGCCCAGAGTAGTGCGGCTGCTTATTATCATCAGTCGCATCTTCATTGCCATACATAACGCCAACACGCTCGAACACTACAAGCACATCACGACCTTGCTGGTCTTTGTCTTGTATGATGGCAACCTGTTTGTTGTTGCCATCTTTGTCTAGCTTGCCAGTAAGCAATAGGTTTTGTGATTCAAAGGGTGCGTGAGCCGCACCCCTGTTTGTGTTATCGTAGTCCATTACCATGTTCCTTCATCGTTTGGGTTGATGTGTTGTACTTTACCCTTTGGTGCTTTGCTTGCTTCATTGCCATCATCATCTTCTGATGGTAGGCCAAGGGCTGATTGCAAACCGTACCGCTTGGCATATGTAATGCCGCTGCCCATCTTCTGTGGGTCGGCTGGGTCTTTGGATCTGATGGGTGTGCGTGATGTACGTTGCTCACCAGATGGTGCATGTATCAGTACGGTACGCACAAATGTCATGCCAGCATCACCATTGAACTCAAAGTCAATCTCTTGTGTGAAGCAGATGCCAAACTGTGTAGCTTCGTTAGCCGCACTGATGACAGCTTCGAGTGAAGCATAGCTGCTCTTGAAGTGTGGGTTCTTTGAATCCTTGCTGGCTGATACTGCCAGCTTCTGGAACTCAAGCAATGCTTCAGCCATGTTCTTGGCTTGTGGTTTGTTTTCTTTCTTCGTTGTCATATTATGCCTCCTTGTTTACAACGATGCGGCATGCGCCGCGCTTGTCACGCCGCACTGCCAGCAGATCACAGAACACTTCGCGTTCATCATCCCTGATTAGTGAGCGTAATTCTTTCTTTGCAGATTCATTAGCCTTGGCTGAATCTACAGTGTTAATGTACTCATGTGCCATTGCAATAAAATGATTGTCACTGCTAGCGTCACGTGCTTTGAGGTTATTGATTGCAACAGATGACCAATCAATCTTCCATGTATCGATGTCATGGCTTGGTTCTGTGTCTGTAGTTACACACTGCCAGAACTTCTGACAGCGTTTGATGACTGGCTTGAACCAGCTTTCGCTGTAGTCTACAGAACAATACCCAATATCATTGCCAAAGATTGCTGACAGGTATGCTTTGTCAATATGTGACAGTGTCATGTACAGCTGTATCTGCGGCATGTAAGAATCAAGCATGTCGTTAAGTGACTTCATGCTGCTTGTATGTTTGCATTCTAGTATAGTTTGCTTGCCCTCTTCTGAGTGAGCGATAGCATCGATGGTGCCTTTGAATGGCACACCGCCAATGACACGCTGCACTTCGACCTGTGTCTGTTCGATGGTGTGACCTGTATCTTTACAGAACCAATCGATGTTGAACTGTTCGGTGAATGACCCCAGCTGCACACGAAAGATGTGGCTTAAATCTTCTGGCTGTTTGCGTCCAGTCTTGACCAGCCACAGATCATGCCAGTTGCCTTGCATGATATTGTATAGATCAGATCCACCAATGAATCCTTGTCTGTTCATATTTGCCTCCTGTTATGAACTGCATTATTGCACACGATTGTAAGAAATACAAACGGTTATTTCATTCGTAGTGATGCAATGGTTTTGTTTACTATGCCTTGCACATCTATGGGTTGACCCATCTTTTCCTTTCTAGTTACAAAATACTTCAAGGAAAAGATTGGGTCTTTGTTTTGTGACAGCCGATAATCAAGCAGTTGATTGGCATCTTGCTTGAATGATTCGAGCGTGTAGCCAAGATCAAGCAGCTGCTGTGCCAATGTCTCCTGCCGCATGTCCCATCTGAATGAGGATTGGACTTTGCGGCCTTGCCATTTGTCATCAACCAGTTGTCTGTAGATATAACAAAGCTGCCTAGCTTCTGGAGTTGTCAAAGAAGTCTGCCTTGTTTTTCAGCCGGAACCATAACACGTTGGTTTCTACCGCTATCACCTTTGCGCTTTTCACCTGTGTAATCAATCAGCCCTTTGCGATAGAGTGCAGCGTATCTGGCTGTGACTGTAGAGTATCGGTCAATGCCATGATGTACAGCCATGTATCGAATTACTTCATCCGATATACATCCGCTGTGATATGTGCGGATTGCATCTAACACAAGAGTTTCTAGCCTGTTAGGTTCAATACTTTCAGCAGCTTCAACACTTGTGCTTGGGGAATCTTTTCTGTATAGTTCGTATGATTCAGTCATAATGCCTCCTATGACTTGGTTGTAAGAAGAAAAACTGTCGGCTGGATTTTACTTCCCAGTAATCCAGCCGACTATTTTTTCTGCTAAAGGATTACTCACTTCGATACATATGAAATGCGGCCCGGTCTTTTGTTTCAGAAGATACAAATCAGATGGCTGATTCTTATGTGTTGTTGTGAGTAATCCGAAGCCTCGGCCTGTTGCTTGATACTTTGATTCAGCAATCAGAAATCCGTCTTTGGTTTCGATCTTGATGTCACCTTGAAAGTCTCCACCCAGCTGTCCTGAGAGAGGTTGGCGATTCGCTTTGGCACCGTTTTCTTTGAACCAGTTGACCCACCATCTTTCATGGTAGCTGCCTTTATTGCGCTGAGATGTTCCCATCCGTGATCCCCCAAACAATCCAGACACCAAATATTATTAGCGCCTGTAATAACATAATAGATAGTAGAAGTTTTACAGTGGTCACACTTAGCCGCATAACCAGTTTTATTTTGTTTTGATTTCGATCTTCGCTTCGAGGGCATGTATCCATGTTACCAATAAGTGATGTGATGGAAATCGCTTTTGTCTTTCTAGCTTGTGAATAAAGGAAGGTTCACAACCCATCAGAAAAGCTAGTTCTTCCTGTGAAATACCGCGCTGTTTACGTATAGCTCGTAGATTATCTACGGCATCTGTCCAAATATCATTTACGGTTTTCACTGGATGTGATTGCATCCATCACTTTCCTTGCTGTTGACAATCGTAAATCCTTACCAGCACGTGTTCGATAGTATGTGCTGGTAGGCACATTTGCTTTGCGGAAAGCGGCAATGATAGATAGGTTTCTATCTGTTGCCGCTTTTATTAGTTGGTCTAGGTAAGTAATCATGCAGTAAACATACTGCATTTATGCAATCAATGGCAACCCCAATTCGTTGCATACTTGCCTCAGCTGGGTAAGCCAGTTGACATCACCTAGTTTTGACTTGGCTTTTTGTTTGCCAACCATAACTGTGGTGTGATCTTTGTAGATAGCATCGCCTATCTGCACAAAACTTTTTGGTGTACATTCAGCTGCCATCAGGTAGTACATGTAACGTGCATTGTATATACGAGACTGTTTACGATTTGATATAAGCTCATGCATACCAACGCCAGTTACTTTGCTGACTGCTAATTGTATCTCTTTTAGTTTTGGGTAGTCATTCATTATTACCTCCATGCGGTTCTGTGTTATCCGCATATTCAAAATGATCTGCGACCATTTGTAAATTGTGATTACAACGCTGTAGTATTTTATCGTATGTTGTTTCAGGATCTCCAGCATAAGCACCAGCATACTGTGCGTTGTATTGGCAGATTAGTTTTAATATATCGTTATCGATTTTCATTGGTTGCCTCCCATACATCCATTTCAAATAAGGCAAAGCGTTGATCTGACTGAAGTTTCCACAGCCTGTCAAACTCTTCGCAAGCTAGTTCTTTGGCTTGCTCTTCGTTATCAGCAATCACTTCAATTTTACGGCTGCAACAACCTGTGACATCCATTAGCCATAATGTTCTCATTTCTGATACAGCCATTTGATTTCATCCTCGAAGTAAGTGGTTGTCAGTTTGCTGTTCGTCATGGATTCGTTGTCTTGCATCTCAGCATGTTGCTCGTCAAGATGACGAGCCTCCCATGCCTGAGTTGCACGATCCATGAACAGATCTTTCTTGAAGTTCGAATTTGTCTTGGCAAGGTGTTCGGCTGCCTCGACAATATCACTTGGATGATGCATGAGTGGGCCGAAGAAGTCGGCAACAAAATCAAACTGTTGTTTAGTAAATTTAGGTGCAGTCATTACGCAATCTCCCAGTTACCTTTGGCAATAGCTTTGGATACAATCCCCTCACGCAAACGCTGTGTGTTTGCCGGGGATTTGTTATCCTCTGTATGTGATGACCAGTAGGTCAAGGCATTGTACAACGCCCATTTGTTGTGACCCAATGCCTGACTGTCATTACGCCAGCATACCATCAGATCATCAAGCCGCTTCTCATTCCATTTGAATGTGGTTGTGTTGTTGTTGATGCGGCAGACTTTGTGCTTAAAGAAATCCTCTGCCATCTGGTCACTGACATGGGTACGCTTCCAGTTGAGGTATTGTTCTTTACTTTGGAAGAACCCATCAAGCGCAGCTTGTAGTTTGCTGGCACTTGCTTTGACATTGATGTTGGCTGTGTGCTTTTGCCATGTCTTTGCAACAGAGTATTGACTGACCATACCATTGAGGCAGATCAGCCGCAGCCCTTCAGCTGATTGCTGAAATGCCCATGACCCATCGTATGAGTTGAAGAATGTAAGTTGGAATACAATGGTGTCACCGACAGCTGGCTCGATTGTCAGGTCATTGAACCTGATGATGCCGCGCATCTTTGCGCCATCGTCAAAGACATTGACC